ACTACGCTTATTTCTAAGTTAGGTTGTTGTATTGCTTTGTTTATTAAGACTGCTAAAATAGAATACGTTTTTGAAGCTGCCGTGCCTCCTTGTATTATTTTAGTTCGTCTTTTTAAAGCAAGAACCTTGTTAGTCGCGGTCGTTCTCTTGAACATCAGGAAATAATGGTTGTTCTAATATTGTTTGTTCTATTTGTTGTAATGGCGCACCATAACCGCTATCCATTAATGCTTTGTAAGCAGCAACATCTCCTTCACGTGCTTTTTTAATTAACGCCAAAGTCATTAAATCTTCTTGACTCATTGTTTCTTCTTGGTTAGTTAAAGGGTTCTTTAACTTTTGATTAACTTCTAACCAATACTTTGCTATTGTGCTTCTGTTCTTGGCACCTTTAGGTCTTCCATTAGGGTTTCCGCTTTCGCCTTTCTGGAATTTATGTTGTTCAATATCTTTTGCTCCCATTGTGCTGTAATTGTGCTGTTATTTAATTTCAACTCCATTCTTCTTAATAACTAAACTCGGGTCAAGTTTTTTCATCCTATCAATTATAACTTGGCAATACTTAGGGTCGTATTCAATAACTCTTGCTTTGCGTTTTATTTGTTCACAAGCCACCATAGTTGTTCCACTACCTCCAAAAGCATCTATTATAATATCTCCTATTTTAGAAGAGTTTTCTATTTGATAAGAAAATAAACCTATTGGCTTCATTGTAGGATGTTCTCCATTTCTTTGTGGTTTATCCCATTCAATAACTGTTGTTTGTTTTCTATCTGAATACCATTTATGGCTATCTCCTTTTAACCAACCATATAAGCAAGGTTCGTGTTTCCATTGGTAATCTTGTCTACCCATTACCATTGAACTTTTAACCCAAATCAACTGCTGTTTTAATAACCATCCTGAATCAACAAATGCTTTAGCAAAGTTTATTATTTCTGAAGAAGCATGCCAAACATAAATTGCTCCCCCTTTTTTTACTGCTGTCGAAAGTGCTGTGTAAAAATCGTAAAGGAATTTATAAAAGTCATCATTACTCATTGAGTCATTTTCAATAGTTAACTTTTCTTTTGTTCCACCTTCATAAGCAACATTATAAGGTGGATCGGTTACAACCATATCAGCTAACTCTCCTTGCATTAACTTTTCAAATGTATCGGTTTGAGTACTATCTCCACAAAGTAAACGATGTTCACCTATTTCGAATAAATCGCCTAAAACAATATCCGTTTCAATACCACCTTCAGGAACATCAAAGTCATCTTCTTCAGCTTCAAGTTCTTCTTGAACGCTTAAATCAACTGGTAAATCCAAGCCCCAATCGTCTAACTTTTCAGCGTCCCATTCATTTGCTAAACTATCCCAATCCCATTCTCCAAAACCTACATTATCTTTTATTAAGAATTCGTTTTTTTGTTCCTCAGTCCATTCGTCAGCTACTATAATAGGTATTTCTTTTAATCCTATCTCTTTACAGGCTTTTAAGCGCATATTACCACCTAAGACAACGTATTTATTATCAACGTCAGTAAAAACCACTAACGGGCGTTTATTTAGCATATCAGGAAACTCTTGGATAGACTTAACTAATTTTTGAAATTTTCCGTCTTTTATTATTCTTGGGTTCTTTGGGTTTAGTTTAACCTCGCTTATTTTTACTATTTGCATTTAATTAGGGTTGTAAGTATATAATTTGAATTCGTCTTTTTCTACTCCGTGTATTTCCATAAAGTCTATTGAGTAATCTATGAACACACAGTAATTTATTTCTGTTACTTTCATTATTAACCTTAAAGCGTTCCAGTCTGATTTATGTTTACTTGGGTTCATAAATACTATGTAATAATCGCTTTTTAAGAAAGTACACACTTTATTCGCCCGTGTTTTCGTAAGTGTTATAAACTTGTTTTAATTGGTTTACTCTTTCTAAAATACAGCTTCCGCATGAAGTTGGTTCGTTGCGTACTCCAAACACTCTTGAATGAATGTTTAGTATCATTTTTTGTTCACTTGGCTTTATTACTTCCGCCTTTTTGTCAAACCATTCTTTTAACCAATCGTACTCAGCTTGTTCTAAACACTTCGCCTTTCTGTACGGAAACAACTCGTTTAACTTTGCTTTTCGTTCATCGCATCCGCAGTCTTCTCCGAGAATCCATTTAGCTACTTTTGCTACTCCAGTTACTTCGAGAACTTTCTCTACTGTGTCTCCTAATCCTTCGCTTTGTGCTGCTAATATCTCAGCCTTTGTTCGTCTTTTTCTTGCCATGTTTTATTTTATTAATTCGTAATCCTCGTTTTTGTAGTCCTCGTAATGCTCTCCGACTTCTATTTTTAAACTATCCTTACAATACTTTAACGTCTGCCATACCGATTTAAAACTGATTCCAGTATGTTTTTCTATTTGGCGTGTACTCATTCCTGAATCGCGGTAAAGTTCATAAAGCATTTTGTCATACCAGTGCCAACTATCTACAGTCTTATTTATTTTGTTTTCTAATTCTATTTGTGCTTCCGTCTTTTCGTTTGGATCACTTTCATCTATTAATTGTATTGCCTCCGTTATATCGACTTTTTGTAGCTTGTGCTTACTTTTTTCGAAGTCGTAATACATATTTCTCAAAACAATCCAAATAAACCCCTTATAAACAACTCCATTTCGATAAAATCTTTCTTTGTTTTCGTGTTTTGCTAACTTTAAATACATTTCTTGAACTATATCTTCAGCTAAACTATATTCGCCAAACGATTTAACTACCTTAATCCAGTGTTTATGTTCAACATACAAGTCATTCAGAAATTGATTAGAGTCCAATTAAAATAAGCATTAAAACAACAATCATTCCTATAATAACACGAACTAAGCTTTTACCCATTTCGTATTCGTTAAACAACCATTTATGAATCGTAATACTTGGTATGTTCCACGCAAAAAGCAAAACAGCCCTATCCAAAACGAATAAGGCTATTATAAAAGGAAATAAAAGTATTAACAATATTCTCACGCAACTAAGTTATACAATTTTCTTTTATAGTTCATCAAACGCCCTAAAGCTAAACTACAAATTTCTAACTTATAGACGTATTTTTCAGCTAATTGGTCCAACATTCCTTTTTTACAATGCTTAATAGTATCCGAATGGCAACGCATTCTTACCTGCATACCTTGTATTAAATCATTTACTTGGTCTATTTTCTCAAGTAGTTCGTCTTTATCTACTACCCCGCCAGTTCCATCGCAAACCATACAAGTGTAATCAATTTCGTTTTGCTCGTAAGGTATATCAGTATCGTTAATATCTACTGTTACATAACCACTTGCATCGCACTCAGGGCATTTTTTAAATAAATCTTTCATAATTTTTAGTTTTAATTGTTGAACAAATATAATACTTTTTAATATAACTACAAAATAATTTAAAAAAAAAGCGGAATTTTTTACGTTCCGCTTGAAAAGACCTGCTACAGTGTGGGCGACCGTGTTTCACAATCCATTAACCAGAGCAAGTTTATTTGCTAAAAAATTCACCTAACTTTTCGATTGACTTACTTGATAGATTACTTCCATTTAGAAACTTATGAAGGTTAGGTTGTTTAATATCTACTAACTTAGAAAAAGCATTTAGGCTTAATTCGTGTTTTTGTAAATAGTGTCTAATCATTAACCTTGTAAGTTCATTTGCTTCGCTTAAAACCTTTGCTTGTTGTTTCATAGACTACCTAAAAAATCGTCAAAATCTTTATTACCATAACTTGGTTTTCCGCCTGTTGGTTTCGCTTGTTCTTGAACTGGTTTAAAACTTAAACTTTGAAACTTTCCTTTTTGTCCGTCTTTTACCCAACTGCTAACATAATATTCTACGCCACCGATAGTTGCCTTACCTTGATAGTGTGGGTGCGTTTCCTTTTCTCTTTTGTCGTTAGTAAATAACGCTCCTGAATTGACTCTATTTTCCATTTTTATTTAATTTAAAGTTTTACAAATTCTACTGATTCCGAATAATAACCATTACTATCCCCAAACCAACGAATATCTACATATCCTTTTATAGTTGCTAATTTATAAAAAGTCCACGTATAAGATTCAGGTTTACTTTCTCCAAACTCATTTTTATAATTAGATTCAAACTTTGGGTTCGCACCTTCTTCTAATTTAAAAGATTCTTCAAAGTTTTTTACAAAATCATCATTACTTAGTTCTTCAGCTATTAAAATTGGACTGCCTATTAAATCATTCAAATCTCCATTAATATCATCAATTGTAACAGCTTCGCAACAATCTTGTTCGTGATACATTTTATATTGACTTCCGTCATTACAAGTAAATAAAATTTCATCTAATTCGTCATCTACACGAATATATAATAAAGTTTTACCTTTTAATTCTTTTATATCTATATATTCCATTTTTACTTTGTTTTAATATATAATCGTTTAAATCTTTCAACTGAACAGCAAAACTCTGTTATAGGGTTCGCTTCGTATTGTCTAATTACTTCGTACCAAAGTTTGTCTTTTTTAAAATCTTTGATTTGTACTACTTGGTCTCTTGTTACGTTTTTATAGTAACCCATAATTTTTAATTCTTCTTTCATAATAATTTATTTAAAACATAAAACACAAACATAGAACCAACTACGTAACCCAATGACAAATAAAAAGCCATTTGTAGTCGTTCCTTAAAATCTTCACTTTCTATAACATAATTTAAAAACGGCAAACCTAAAAATGGACCAATACCAGCAAAGAAAATCATTCCTATAAAGTTTTGGTCGCTTACATATTTAATGTAGAACGTTGAGGATATCTCTATTATGAAAGCACTTGTAAATATTATTATTGCTTTTTTCATAATTCAGTTATTAATTGGTTATAATATTCTCTTGCTAACTCTATTCGTTCTTTAATTTGTTCTATTACGCTTTCGTCTTTTGCTATTTTAAAGACTTTTAAGCGCTTTTCTTTTGGTATGTGGTCAAAGTTATGTTTCGACTGCACAAAATCTCTTACATCTAAACTTTCATCTATTAAACCTTGCTTCCAATGTTCGCGCCTTACCTCGTCCTCAACTATTTGAAACGGTGTATTTACTAAGCAGTAACAAAGTAACGCTTCATCTTTTCCTGTTAGCCACATATAACCCTGAAGCTGGTAGTAATAATCTTTATTAGGGCATTCGGTTTCAAAAAACGGAAACGTAGTTGCATCCCAAGAACATTTTACATCTAAAAGAACTTCATTCGTGTTTACGTCAGGTGTACCAGTTAAATAATCGTTGGTTAGATTCTCATCGTTTTTATAGATGAATCCCAAATCAAGAACATCGTTAACCAATTCGATACCTTCGTCTTCTACTTCGTTGCCTTTATCCGTGTATCTACTCCAAAACTCTTTACGAATTCCGTATTTATGTTCGATTGCAAGTTCTTGAATGTAGGTCTTTGTAGTTTTAGATAAGACCTCCCCTTTTGTTTTAGGGGAAGTCATTAATTTACCTATTTGTGAACAACGTATTTTCATTCTATTCTGATTTAAAGGTTTCATAAAACCAATCATTAAACGAAGAACAATCGCTTATTGAATAACAACCACAATACATTGATTTTTGACCTGCTTCATATGCTTCTTTTAAAGAAGTGTTTGCCGCCATAACTAATTGTTTTTCTTCCATTATTTTAGCTTGTTCAAATATTGGGTTAAAATCAAAGTTTTCATCGTGTACTGTAAATAATTCATTTATCAAGTACTCTACAGCTGTCTTTTTCATATCAGTAACAATGCTTTTTGTTGAACTTCATTTAATTCGAACTTTGCTTGTAGTTCTTCGGCTGTAAATTCACCTGCTCTAATTGCTTCTATTGCTTTTAAGAATCGTTCACCTTGTATTGTAGGCTTTTTTTCCGTCTTTACGGGTTCTTCTTTCTTGTTATCTTTTGAATCGGGATCGCTTTCAGTTTCGTCGATTAAGAATAAACCATTCAATGCGTATTTACGTGCGTAACTGGATGCTGTTCCGGTACATTGTTCACTTGACATTCCCTTGTGTTCACCAAGTTCTGCCCAACCATAAACCTCTACGATGTCAGTTCCGCATTTTAATGTTGCTGTTGCTTTTAAAAATAGCTTACTACCTACCTCTACAATAGTATCTGAAAGAACCAAAGTAGATTCGTGTTTTACTAAGATAGGTTTTGCTGATTCTAAAATTTGCTCAGCACTACGATACTTGTAATTACCGAACTTGTTTAAACTTCCTTTTGGACATTTTAATTCTGCCTGAATTTCTAATAACTTTTTCATAATTTGAATTTTAATTGTTTGACAAATATAACTATTCTTTTTAATATAACAATGGAATCAAAAAAAAATTATACTTTTTTTCTGTTATCCGCATTTGTTTTATCAACAGTACACCCAACAACTTCAAAAAATTCGCTGTATTTAAATGTTTTTAAATATTTTAAAGCATCTTTTTTTCTAAAAAAACTATAACCTGCTAAAATTTCAATTTCATTATTAATTTTAATTCTTTGTTCGGTAACTGTATTTTGCCAAATATTAGCACCTTTATGTTTAATTATATATATTCTCATTTTTACAAAAATTTCTTTAATCCTGTTGCACAACGTTCAATGCTGTTTGCTCGTTCCTGAAGGCTTTGTATTTGCTCTTGGATAGTTTGCTTACAATCGCTTGTAAAATATCCGTTAGACGTGGCAATAAGCGGTATTATGCCGTTTGTTCGAATGTAGTTAACTATCTTACGTAAACGCGGAGCAGTCATTTTAACTTTTGATCCGTTTTTTTCCAAGTATTCGTTCATCCGTTTAACTATCAATTCAGCTTTTATAGGGTTATCCTTTTTATAGAATCGGAAGCTGTGAACTATAACAGGAACTAAGTTTAATTCCTCATCTGTTAGTTCGTGAGTAATGGTTTCAAAATTTGTTATCATAATTTAAGTTTTAATTGTTGGTTCAAAAGTAATTATATTTTTTAATATTAACTTATATCTTTTATCTTTTTTTTATAAATCTGTATTAATTCTTTTAGTTCTTCTTTACTAAACTTTCTTTCAATCTTTGCTAAGGAATCAATTTCGTTTAATTTTTCTATTCCATATCTTTCTACAAACCCTAATCGATAATTATTTATGTCACCTGCTTTATCTTTATTGCAAGGTCTTGAACATTGAGCGTTTACATTAAATTCGTTAAATCTTAAATTTGAATGACCTCCTGCGCTCCACATATGCCCAGCATCCACGTTACCTTCTTTGAGTTTCTTTTGGCAACTTATACAAACTTGACCTCTATCTCGTAATCTGATATACTTGTTAAATATTATTTGAGTAGCTTTAATTAATTCCTGAACAGTCTCTAAATCGTTTTTCATTTTAGCTTTCGTCTTTTTCCAAGTCTTAGCCTTTTCCGATTCTACCCAAACACGAACGCACTCATCTTTTAAGCAGTATTTCATATTAAAGCGGATAGGCTCAAACTTCTCTTTGCAGTTTTTACACCTCATTTTTTTATTTGGTATTTATTAAATTCGTGTTTTTCAACTACGAATCCTAAGTTTTTAAATAAATCAAAATAACGATATACTGTCCTTTCGCTTACGTTCAAATATCTACAAATGGTTGGAATTGTTCTTGGTCGTTCTTGAAGTAAATCGTAAACTTTAAAAACACGATACATTTTTAACTGGTTCATAAGGTTATATCTTTAAAATTTAATTGGCTTTGCAAATCTTTGTTTTTAAATTTTTCTTCCTGAAGCAATCTTTCAAGTCTAAAGTTTTGTTGTAAAGCTGCTCTATATTCCTTTTCCATCGTTGAATAAACTAAACTAATTTCTTGAAGGTCCGCTAATGTTCTTTCCATTGAATCGATTATGTCTTTTCTATTAGGGTGGTTCGTCTTTATTTCTTCTAAGCTTATTTTAACTTTTAAATAAGTAGTTTGTATTCCTACTTTGGCTGATATAATATTCAATTCGTCCATTTATTCGTGTTTTTGCTTGTTATAATATTCAAAAAGGATTTTGCTTTAACTTTTCACTAAACGAAAGTAATTCTTTTCCGTTAACTATATCTGGTTGAATCAAAGGAAGTTGTTTAGGTTTTATTGGTTCGTGTTTTCGTAATGGGTCAACTGAATTTATTTTAAAGCCTAATCCGTTGTTAAACTCACATAATACTGGCTCATCTAATCTCGTATGCATTCCGCCCGTATCCATATCTTTTATTTTTTCTACGTTTACCATAGTGTAATATTTCATTGTTTCGTGTTTTATTAGCCTATGAATAACAAACATATCATCACATCTATTTAAAAAAGCCTTGCCACCCTCAACGTGGTCTTTTAAAGGTGGTTTAAGATGTCCTTTCCATTGATGATTTTCAGGATATAAGTTGCCACTTCGACCGCTTTCGCTATTTGGGTGCGTGTTTATGTAAATTGTCATTCCTGATTCATTAACAAATTGCCTTGCCTGATTCAAAAATTGATAGTTACCTTCAAACGTCATAGGTCGGTCAAGTCCAGTAAAAGGGTCTATTAATCCTGCATCGCATTCGCTTTCTTTAAACAGCTTTAAAATATCCGCAGGTGTATAAAGTTTATCGTTTGGAATGAAATCAAAATACTGCTCCAAAAATGTAGCTGTGCTTAATATCTTTTTATCGTCAATTTCTGAAAACTTTTGACCTAAATACATTTGAATCATATCTCGTAAGATTTGTCCTTTTTGGTTTTCACCACTCCAAATACAAAATCTTAATTCGTGTTTTACTGCCAACGTCAAAAAATACCAATTAATCCAATAAGTCTTACCTACGTTATCGTGTCCAAGAATTATGTTTAGCTGTTTACGTTTAAATCTAAGATGTTCATCTAAAAAGCAATCTATTCCGTAACCCTTTTTTATTTTGCCGTGTTTATAATCAAGCAAGTATTGAACCGCATCGCCTTTCATAATCCTAATTGTTTGTTAACGTATTCTACTAAGTGGTCGGTTTCTTCTTTTTTGTATTGTTTAGGGTTTCTACTAAACCAAGTTCTTAACCTTTGAGATATACCGAATGTTTTTTCTTTTTCAAATCTAAGTTTTTTATCATTCTCTCCGTGTTCAGTCCAGTAAAAATAAAAGTCGTTTAACATGTCTCTACCATACTCATCTAAAAAAGGTTTAAGCGCGTCTGCAAATTTTAATTTGCGCTCTTCTATATTTATTACTTTCTCTTTTACTTTCTCTTTCTCTTTTACTTGTACCGAAGGGTGTACCGAACCCCCTTGCCTACCCCCTTGCGTAGGGTCTTGGTTAGGGTTTAATAAAGTCTTTTTAGTTTTATCTTCATATCCTTTAACCTGCCTATCAATAGAATGCTTTTGAGATAAATAAGCGAACTTACTCATTCCTTCTAAATCCGTTTCAATTCCTGTAAATTGACGTTTCATTAAAGCATCGTAAAAAGCTAATCTATCTTTATCATTTAATTCGTTTGCTACATCCCAATAACTTCTATAAAAATTAAATCCTTCTCTCATTTTTTTACTGGTTTAATTCTTTCAAGCATAGTAATAAATTTGTAAAATTCTTCTAATGATAAATCAACTTCAGAATCTCCAATGTCAATTGTAACTATTGAATCGTTTTCATAAATAATAATTGATATTTCGCAATTATCAAATTCAAATGTTTGTGTTAGTTTCATACCTAAAAATTTTATAAATAAAAAAACCCTCGCTTTATCCGTAGCCTTCGACCTCTACTTCAAAAACAAGGGTAATAATACCGTTAGGACTTATAGTGTCGAAGGAGTCCGTATGCAAATATAAAAATAATTATTTAATCTAACTCAAAATTCTTATAAAAATTATTTGCTATGTTAACACGAACCCTCCATTGCTTTATTTTACGATAGTCAATCTTTTGCTTACCATTGTATAATACAAGAACTTTCATAGTTTTTCAATTTCGGTTATCACTTCTTTTAAAAACTTAATTCGTGTTAATGTAAGCGTTTCCTGGATACGCTGATGACAGGTAAAGATAGCGCAGTTACGTGCCGTCTTATAGTCTTTAATATGCAGTCCTACATAGAACTTATCTACTAATTCAACAGCGAACTTTTTAGGGTCTTGGTTCATACGTTTGATTTTATAATTATTTCGTTATGATTAATTACTTTAAAGCTACGCATTCTTTCGTATTTCTGCATAAACTGGAGATTCATTTTATCGTAAACATCTTCGTGATATTCCTTACCTTGTAAAAGTAATTCCTTTAAACGTTCTATTTGCTGCAATAAGACGGATTCATTCGTCCATTCGAACACTGCTGTAACTTCTTTTGCTTTCATTCTATTCTGATTTAAAGGTTTCTATTTGATTTTTTAATTCATTTATTAATGGCTCTATACTTGAAATTCCATATTTTTCTATTACTCTTAACGTTTCTATTTCTGCTATAACTATCTGCTCTCTCTCCATTTCTTTGGCTTGTTTAATATATTGACGTGTTCTCCAACTATGATTTATATCTAAGTTGTTATCTAATTTTTCAACCAACCATTCTACTGCTGACTGTTTCATATTCTTATCATATTATTGTGTTCATCAAATCTTACATTGTATGCTTTTGCCTGGCAAACTCTTAAATAATGCTCCATATTAAACCTACCTAAGTTTTTTTTCTTTTGATCGTGCCAATAGTTAATTATTTCAAGAAAAGTTGGTTTCGTGTTTTTCTTCGTTCTCATCGCATAAAAATTAAAAGTGAATACAATGCGCCAATCGTTACAAGAAGTAGCGGGAAAAAGCCTAAAAAGCACCTTAAAATGTCCTTATGCTCATCGTTCGCTGGTGTAACTTGGTCTAACAAGTCGTAAAAGTAATTTTTCATAGTTTAAATATTTAATTGTTTTGACAAATATACTATACTTTTTAATATAAGGTTACATTTTTAACAAAATATTTTTTTAAAACTATCATTTCGTTGACTCCAACAATACGTTGTAAATGAAAAAACCCCTACCGAAGTAAGGGTTCTGTTAACAATTAAAATTATGAAATATGCAAAAATCAGTACAAAGATATTATTTTATTCTACGTAACAAAACTTTTTTTAATATTTTTCCTACTAACTTGAAAAAACCGCCGTTAGCCTCAACTTTCACCTCGGAACCTTCAGCAGTCTTCTCAACTTTAATATCTATGTTTTTAGAATCGTAATCTACTTTTACTTCTCCGTCTTTGCGTTCAACCTTAACATCAATGTTTTCGGTGTCTACTTCTACTTTAAAATTTTTCTTTGCCATTATGCTTCGTTTGTTGTTATTACTCCTTTTGGTTCTAAATGCACTTTACGAACGTTTGCAGGTTGCGCTATCTTCCACGCCGTTCTACGTGCTTGATTTAATCTACTTTTAGCGATCCTCGAAACGCTAACTGAATTGTTTTGGTTACCGCCCAACACGTGATAGTGCGTATTATCTTCACCTACGTAAATTCCTACGTGTCCGCCACCATTTCTTTTGAATGTAAGAACATCACCTAACATTGGTTCAGAAACACGATTGCCAAACTTATTCCAGTTTAAAGCCCATAACGGACGTTCTACTACTTGAACTCCTGCCATCTTAGCGCAATAGGCTATAAACAAACCGCACCAAGGTATCTCGTCATTCGTGTAAACTTTTGAAAGCCCTAAGTCTTTTGCCCATCCTAATATTACAGGGTTATGAACTTTACCAACTATTTCTTTAACTCCAAGTTGTTTAACTGCTTGAACTAAGATTTTAGGTGCTGTTTCTTTTTTTAACCAGTCGTAACTCATTCTTCGTTTATTTCGTCTTTTGGTATTACAGCGTATTTACTTGGATCGTTTATAGCTCGATGAACTGCGGAACTTTTACCTTTTCCGTAACAATCGTAAAGTCTATGTTTTAATTCCTGTACCTCGCTGTGTGTGTACCATAACCATAATGCAAGCACTCCCGTAGCGCCTTGCTTTTTAATTATATCTAAAAATTTGGTTATATCAATCATTGTAATTAGTTTTCTATTGGTGGAAATGGTGGTGTTGGCTTAGGCTCAAATGGGCTTAATGGAATATCTAATAAATATGAATACTCCGTGTTTGCGATGTCCGCTTCATCTGATTCACTTAAAAATAAAAAATACACATCGTTAATATCTTGAACAAAATTAAAGAATGTATCTGCGTCAAAGAATACTCCTTGTAGTTCTTCTGCTGTTTGATTGGTTACTATTCGTCCTTCCATTATACTTGTCTTGATAAAGTTGTTTGATATGCTTGAACAGCTGTGTAAAAATTATCACATTCAGTTTGAGTCAAACCATCTGATAAATACCCAAATGCTAATTGTCTGTTACCATTCTGGAAAGTATTATTACTTAAATCTGTTGACCTTGCACCAAATAGAAAATTTAAATCTGGCTTAGCAGTTGATGCAGCTGTTGATGTTGCGTGAGTTGTATTTCTAACTAATCTCACAGCATTTGATGCTGTTCTACTTACTTGATAAAAACCACTTGAATCTGTAACTGCAAGTGAGGTATTAGTTGTTGTATTAACCTGAGCATAAGAAACATTATCAGTCCATCTCTCAACAATAAAACAAGAATCTTGATTAGCTGCACCTGCACCATGAGCAGTTGCACTACCTATACTATTTGTTCTTGAATATATACCAAATGCCATGCTATTTAATGACATAACACTATTAACATTTATTCCAGTATTTGCATACGTTGTTCCATTTGGAGTCATCCCCGTAGAACTATGAGTCCACCCCGTAGCAAATGTCAAATTGTAAGTTCCAGGAGTCTTAAGATTTACTGCATGAGAACTTGCAGAACCACCAACTATTGGATAGATAGCATTCATCTTAGTCCAAATAGAATACCCTTTTAAGTCAAGCACTAATTGATTAATAGCACTTTGTTGAGTAGGGTCTGTAATTGAAGCTGCTGTTATGAATGCTTGTGCGTCAGGGTCAATACCCCCACCATTTGCAGTTCGCGCTAATATTCCGTGTGTTGCTAAGAACATACTATTTCCGTATCCATACATAACTAAACCAATACAAGTGCTACACTTCCTGAAGTTAATTGAACACCGCTAAATACAGCACCTTGTAAACCGCGAATGATAGCACCCGCCTTTACAGCAGTAGCAGTAGCAGCAATATAAGACGATTTAACATCCGAACCACCAACTTTTATAGAACTAAAAACAGTATCTTCTAAAACTATTATAGCTTGAGAATTTACCGTCTTTTCATCCGTGTTATTTACAATGAACGTTCCTGATTGAGCTGCTATTGTATCTATTCTTGTAATTGACATTTTATTATGTTTTTAATTATTTTCTATTTTTATAACTTATTGATTAGTGTTTTGTTCTAAGTAGTAATATCTCCAGCTAAATACCATTCGTCTGTATCTCGCTTTATTAATGTAGCTACGCCATATTGAGCAGCTATCTTGGTTTTACCACCGCTTGAACGTAACGTTACACCACCTGCTGCTGTAATCGTTGTTTGACCTGCTCCGTATTGAGCTATTAATATTTGAGTTCCTATTGGAAAAGATACTACAAGGTTCGTAGGAATCGTTAAAGTATTTGCACCTGCTAAATTCATTTCAACAAGTCTACTTGCGTCCGTAGGGTCTAAAACATAATTAGTAGTCTGAGTATTAAATTTAACTTCAGTTACTACTGTTCCTGTTCCGTTAGGTCGTATAATTACATCTCCATTTGAAGCACTTGTAATAGTATGTCCGTTAACGTCTAAGTTGCCACCTAATTGAGGCGAAGTATCTAAGCTAACTTCGTTAATTTCCGAACCCGTTACATACTTAGTATCGTAAGTTGAGCCGTTATAATCTGCTATTGGAATTCTATCTGTACTTTCAACCTTTGCCGCTTTCGCTGTTAGTTGACTTATCTTTACGTCCGCCATTTATTTTGTTTAAATAAATTTCTAATTTTTTAATGTTTTCAGCCTTAGGCTTGTACTTCTTTAAATGAACCATCCAAAATAGTTATTTTGTGTATCTGGGTACATATCCCCATTTGAATTTAAATTGTATTCAGGAAACGAAGCTTGATTAAAAGCCATGTAATCAATAAATCTTTCTGTATAGTGTTGAGCTATTGAACGCTCTTTTTCAATAAGAAAATCTATTTCGTCTTTTTCTACGTTTGTAGAGTTTTCTGAATTATGCTTATAAACGCCTTTATTCGCAATCGTGTAAGCTGCGAAAGGTAAATATTCAACCATTGCCCAATGTATCAGCATAGGCTTTATATACGTCGTTACAAGCGTTAAATAATCCCCGCTTAAAGTTTCGTTTACAATATCATCTTTTATTTTGTCTAAAAGACGAGTTCCTAAGTAAGTTTGAATATGAATATCTTGAGCTACTTTAATCCATTGAATAAAGTTATCCGTGTCTACGTTGCCATTCATAGCAGTAAACTTTACAACATCGTCTCTCGTAATCAATAACGCTTCTGCCATCTTTTAATCTTTTGGTAAAAACCCTCTGTTTGGCATATCAATAGGTCTTTGACTTACCAAGTTTGGATTCTTAATTACATAACCTAATTTTTCAGCTTTTCTTGAAGCTACCTGTCTTGCTTTTGGCGAATAAACATCAATACCTACGCCTTCAAAACTTGCATACACTCGTTTGTTCCATCTATGATGACAATTACCACCGCCTTTGTATAACCAAATTGAATAAGTATCTGCGCCTCTTGGTCCCCAACCTGCATTTACAACGTTGTTACCCATTCTTAAAATATCTTCTTTACGATATATCTTATTAGCTTTAATCATTTGACTGCAAAAAGGTCTCGTCTTTTCGGTAGTTTCACCTGCGTAAACATAACGAGTAATGAATTTAATACCTTCGATATTTTCATCTTGCTCACTTTTTGAGTTAGGAAAAGCTGAACCAGTGCTAACAAGGTTAACAACCTTAGATAATAAACTTTGCTTTACTTCTCCGCTTAAAATCTCGTTTTCCTTTTCGTCTGTATCGTAATCAACCTCAAACTCATCAATTAATAACCATTCAGAGCTTTCGTCTTCGCCTAATTCTATTAAAGGATTTACTGCGCTTAATTCAGTTCCTGTTTCTTCAGCTACTTGTTCCTCTGTTTGTGCGTTCTCTAAGTCCATAAACTCCAAAGGTTGTAAAGTCTTAAAGAATAACTTTAATGTAATTCCGTTATAAGCTAATATTCTATCGAAAGCCTCAAGTAATTCATCTTGCATAGGCTTAATAACCATGTTGTCAAACAAAATACTTGAGTTTTTAAGCTCATCAGCATTTGAACTAAAGCCAGTTGTTGTAGCAATACCAAATAAAAGCGGGCTTGTTACATTATGACCTAACATAATCTTACGTAAACACTCCTCACTTAAATACGAATAGTGTTCAGGTGCATCGTTTAACGGAATATCGTCTACAGTTGTTTTGCTTGTTTCACTTGCATTAAAAGCTACAATAGTTCGTATTCCTTTAGAACCCGTTAATTGTGCGTTTACCTTGCCTGTAATGATACTTTGTTGTTCTTCTGTAGGAATACCATTGTTAAAGTTTATAACCTTTGTACCGCTAAAGCCGTGTTGAACTTCATTAATCAAATAATCTGCTATTTCTTCTTCTAATTTAGCGTAAGGAACAGCACCTTGATAATCAGGATAAGCGTAATACTTCATTCCTACCGTGTAAGGCTTAATAAAAAGTATTTCTATTTGCTCATTTGAATATCCAAAAGCAGGTATTCTCTTAGGTGCGTATTTTTTTACGTCTTGCCAATTGTCTGAATAGTAGTAACCTTCTACCTCTCCATCTTTATTGCACTTTTCAGCACGTAAAAGATTAACTGGCATATGATACGCCTTAAGTATTTTTTTATGGTCTTTAGAGTAATGTATCTGAATAGCGCACTGCCCTAACATCTTTCTATCCACTACTAATTTACGAACGCAATCAGGGTGAAGTAAAGACATCATTTGAGCATATTCATTTGGCTTTTTAGAAGCGTCTAACGCACTTAAACCACGTCCATAAACTAATCTACTAATATTGTTTATTATGGCGTTATTAGTTGTGCTATACGTATATCTGTCTATCAAATATTGGAAATAGTCATTTTCAGAACCAAATTCCACCCAATTATCTCTTTTTGATTCTTGGATTAATGGCGTTTGGTAAGAACTTAAATTAATTACGTGTATATTGTTATCACTCATAAACTATAAAAGTATTTGTTGTAGCATTCGAAGTATATTGCCCATTATTAACCGAGAATGTAACTATCGGTTGGTCAGTGCAGAATATCCTATCCCTATAAACTATATTTGTTCCGTCTTTTAGTACTAAATTGTAAAAATGATTTTCAACTAAGGCTACTTCTACTTCTAACGTAGAATAGTAATCACCTGCTGTATAATCCCATTCAGAAACAACAGTAGTTTCATTCGTTTGGTCGTCCGTTATTTCAACACTATCAAAAACACTACTTCGCGGAATTAAAGCAAATGTTTGAGGGTTTGTAGATGTAGTTAAAACTATCATACTTTATTAACTACTAAAGTCTAAAATTGTTACCTAAAACAGAAAACCCCACCAATTAGGTAGGGTTAACTTGTTTGTATGCTTGGAGAATTAAGAAGTAACTACAATAGCATCTAATGCACCATCAGTAAAGATAGCTTGTAATCCAGCCTCATCAGCGCAGTCAATGAAGTAAGCAGGGCTTTTTTCCATTCCTGTAAATGTAAGGTTATATCCGTTGAAGTCACCCATTGCAGTTCCTGAAGATACAGTTCCAGCAGTAACGTCACACCCTTGGTCATAACCAGCTAAAAAGAATTGGTGGTCTCTTGTTTCAACAACGATTCTTGGACGTCCGTAAGCTAACAATTTAACGTTTTTATGCGTTACAGCGTCTTGTTTCTTTAATTGGATAGTCAATACTTGCTCAAAGAAAGTTGTTCCGTTGTCTCTTGAAGTTTGGATCGTTTGCTCAAAACCATTTGCACCTTTCAATTCATATTTGTAAAGTGAAATTTGTGTAGCAGTAATCCATTCAGTAATTTGGTCATCACCATCAAACGTTACGCTTGAAGATAATGTATTCAAATCTCCGTAGTTAATAAAGTAAATGTTTAGAAGTCCTGAAATCGCGTCTTTACAGGCCTCTAATCTTCCGTTTGCTATGTCGCAGCTCATTTTATTATTTTTTTAATGTTAAACAAAAAAGGGTGGCGTTTATTTCACCACCCTTGTTATAATTGTTGTTAGATTAGATTCCGTAAGTTACAACGTCAGAAGCAAAACCATATTTAGCATCAGCTGAAAAACGCATAATTACTCTTACGTTTTGAGAACCGTCAAGGTCAGCCATATCCAATACTTTAACCTCGTTCATATCGTTCATCAATCCAGTTGCAAAGTACAAGTTAGATTTTTGAGCAAGTAACGCTGTGTTAGAAGCAAGACCAGGAGCTAAGAATACTTTAACACCATCAAAATAGATGTCATTCAATACTTGGTTAGTTCCTTTGTTGTCATAACCATTAGCACCTACACCTGAAGCAGCAAAACCACCTAAAGCACGGATATAAGCTCTATAAACGTTAGAAGAAACATAAAGATACAAATCTTCTTTTCCGTACAATGCAGCAGGTAAAGCGTCAATCATTGAACCTAATTCAGCGATAACGTTAGCAGCTGTAATAGAAGTACCAGCGATTTTTTGACCTGCAGGCAAAGAAGCGTCTACGTCTAATTGACGCATGATTCCTGAAAACTCACCAGCAGAAGCGTTGTTACCATCCCAAATAACTAATTCCATTTGTTGAGCAACTTTTTCAGCAGCGTGTGCGATTAAGAAGTCAGCAAAAGATTTAGGAAGTACGTCAAACGCAGAATATCCCATTTGGATAGCGTCCCAATCTGAACGGAAGTCAGACTTACATAATTGTAGGTTAACTTGGAAATACTCAGGTTGAAGAACTCGCTCTGTTAAAGTCAAAGTCGAAGTTGGGTCAAAATCACAAGTAGCGTTTTTAACGATTCCGTCAGTAGCTACTCTTTTGATAACTTGCTTGTACTTAACATTAGGCATGATAGTAATTCCGCCTTTTTCTAAAGTTGGAGACGACAATAAAGCCGCTGCAATGTACTTACCTGCGAATTCACCAGCGTAAGTAGTTGTAATTGAAGTTGTTGTTGGCATTTGTTTTTTATTTAAATATTAATAATTACTTGTTTAATTTTTCTAAGATTGAGTCCATAATTGAACGCTCTCTTTTAGAAGCGATTCTTACAGTCTCTACTTTGTTTTCGTTTTCAGGGTTGAAAGAAATTGGTTTAACTTCTTCATCAGATGAAAGAGTTACTTCTTCTTTAACCTCTTTTAATTTGCTTAATTCAGCTTTTAAAGTTTCGTTTTCTTCTTTTAGCTTTTCTATTTCAGAAAAGAAAGTTTCTTTAACTACGCTTTCAATAGTTTTCTTAGCAGTTTGTTTTTCAGTTTCCATTTCTTCCTTTTTCTCGGTTTCAACTTCTACTTCAGCTTCAGGTTCTTCCATTTCTTTTTCTTTAACTTCAGCGATCATTCCTTCTTCTACTACGATTAACATACGTCCATCTTCGAATTCATATTCACCTACTGGCAAAGGAATTTTTTGTTCGTCTTCTGTTACGATAAATACTTCGTTACCTGCTTCGAATGAATCAGCTTCTAAGATAGTTACTCCATCCATTAATTTAATTTGCTCAAGTTTTACTTCCATTCCGAGCAAAGTTTTGATTTGGTTTATTAGGCTATTTTTCATTTTTGTTTAGTTAAGCGTTTTTAAAATTGCTAAAGCGTCATCAATAGCACCTTGACCATCTTCAGCTAACATAAAATATTCAGATAATAATTTATCAGCTTCTGAACCAGATAAATTAACTCCGAGTTCTTTAGATAATTTGTCAAATTGTCCCTTAAATTTTTGAGCATTTGCTAATGCTTTTTTCCCCCAGTCTTTATTTATTTTTAAATCTTCCACAGCTTTTTTCATTGCTGCTACATTTTTTTCTATTAACGCTTTTGATTTTGCATAATTTGCTGCGACTCCGCGAGAACCTTTTACCGCCATTGCTAAATCATCTAACAACGCTAAATTAACTTCGTGTTTTGCTAACTCTACATTGTCAGCTTTAAACAACTTTTCGTAAACTGCTTTTTTTGTATTCATTTTTATAACGTTTAACTTATTAACTTTTGAATTTATACTTGTTCCCTTTTTATCCGTTTTGACGAACGATAGTTCTTACCCCGTTGTTATCGGTTATATTTACTACGTCAGTGCCTGTACCTGTAGTTTTACCTATTCCTTGCGCTTCTAAACTTCCATCGCAACATTCTTTTCGGTATTTTCCGTCTTTACATAGACAACCTCTTTTGCCACCTCGTGGGCTTACTTTACTTAATGTTCTTTCTGCCATTGTTATTTGTTTTTAGTTTATCCTTGACCTCTATTTAACTTAACGTAGTTCTTAGACGTTTTTAGTTTAGATGACCTTTTACAATGTTGCTTAGGTCTTTTCTTTCGTGTTTTTCTAAGAAAGTTGTTTACGTTAGTTTGCTTTTTCATTTCTGATTTGTTCTAATTTACGTTGCGCCCATTCAATACCTTCATCACCACCCCAAGCTAACCACATTAAACGACCGCATCCATCACCTAACTCTTTTTGGCTGTTTTCTTTGTGACGTGCAAAACTTGCCATTCGTGCAATAGTTTCTTCGCTTATATTTTCTCCGTTTGCTAATTGGTTAGCTCTTGCTTTTCCTACTGGAGTTCCGCAATCACCCCAACCATTTTCTTCAGCATATCTTAAAGCAATCTTAGCATTTTCACTTGCTTGTTGAGGATAGTCGTTATAAGTTTCTAACTTGTATTGTTCGTCTTTTAGTATTAAATCACGAATAGCATTAATCAATCTATCTTCTTCGGTTTCTTGTAAACTCATTTCGTATTTATCTACAAAATAACCTTCAATAGAAAATCCTTTTACTTTACCTGCTTTTACCTTATTCCAAATCTCATCGTTATTGACTTTCATTGAAATCATCCAAGTTCCTTTTGGTAAATTGAAGTTATATAATCGGCTTTTATCCGTCTTTTCGTCTTCAATAATCCAACTTTCAACAACTGACATCCCGTCTAACATTTTCTTTTCGTGTTCTAACGTTGCGTTGTTTTGATTAGCTCTCATTAAAAATAACTCCGAAGCTTTGCGAACTGTGTCCTCACTAAAATAAATGTAAAATTCTTTGTCTCCGTTTTTACGGTAAATCTGTTTGTTAGGAATTAAAGCCGCACCCATTAAGATACGTTTCTCTCCGTCTACTTCTTTTAGTTCTACTTCGTGTTTTTTTAAGGCTACAAAGTTTTCTTCTATTGCTGGGCTTTCAACAACTGAAACCGCATTGATACCGCTTTCAATTTTATTCTCATCAATAAGCAGTTCTATAATTTCCATCTTTGCCATAACTATCTAACTTATAATGTTGCGTTTTGTAACCTATTTCTATCTAAACTTTGAGCTGAAGTAACCTCACCACTAACTACATACGCCTTAGTAGGTTGTTGCTGTAACGTTGCTAATTGATTGATTCCGCTTGTTCCGATTGTGTTAAATTGAGGTGCTGCCATTTGTGGACCACCACCACCTGAACCTGCAGATGAACCACTACCGCCGCCTGAAGAACCGCCTTCAAATTTCTGAGACGAAATCTTAGCTACGTTTACTAAACCAGCGGCAACTGCTAAACCTGCAGCGATACCACCTCGAACTGGGGACGTTGGGTCAGGAACAGGTAAGAATTGAGAAGCATAAGCACCTGTAGCACTTTGGTAAGTATTTATTAAAGCACTTGCAACTTGAGCAGCCTTTTGAACTTGAAAAGCACGTTTAGCGTTTTTCTGAGATTTTTTTCCAAATAATTCTGTAAGATTTGAAACTATCTCTAAACCTTGTTGAACTGATTTAACTTTAAACGAATTAGCATTTTCGTCTATTTTTTGCGATCTTACTGCTTGAGCTTCTAATATTTTAATTTTTTGTTCAGCTGCTTGTCTTTCTAATTCTACTTGTTGATTTAATGCACCTGCTAATTGAGTTGTTTGATTAGTTCTTGCTACTGCTATTTTATTTAAAGCCGTTGTTTCTAAATGAACATTTAAATCAGCATTGTTTTTTCTTACATCTGCTATTTCATTTGCTCTCGCTTGTTCTATTTGAGTAGTATCTTTTTTATATTTTTTAGCTAATTTTACTTGTTCATCATATTTTTGATTAATTAAATATATTTCTTGCTCAAATGTTCGTCTATTTCTTGCAGCATTTGCTTCGGAAGCTTCTAATTGATATTGTCTAATTTTTTCTAAATCAGCATTCCTTAAATCATTTAATTTTTGTTGATTTTCTTTTACTTTATTATATATTTTATCTGCTTCTTCATCTTCAATTTGTAATTTTAATGCTGTTAATTTTTCAGATTTTTCTTTCCAAGTTTTTTCGGCAGCTTCAAATTGTTTTGTTGTTCCTGATTTAGAATATTTTAAATATCTTTTTTGTGCTTCGTCTACTTCTTCTTGAGCTAAATCTATTCTCCTTTTAACGCCCTCTTTTTTAATTTTATTTAATTCTTCTTCACTTGCTCCTCGTTTTTTAGCATTTATTAATTCTTGTTGGCTTACAGTGTCAATAGTTTGAGCTAAATCTTGATATAATTTTGAACTACGTTCTATTTCTAAATTTGTTTTTTCAAGTTGTTTTTCAAGTTCTTTTTGTTTAGCTTCAGCATCTTCTGTTGAATTACCAAATAAATCCATTGCACTTGCAGCCATTCCTAATAAAACTACAATTGCTCCGATACCCGTAGTTGCTAATGCTATTCTAAATGCCTTTAATGCTCCTGTTGTTGTTCCAACTACTAAAGCATAAGCACCTTGAGCAATAGAAGCGGCTTTTGTTGCAGCTGAATTAAGTGTTTGCATTAATGCACTTTCAGCTTGTAAAGCATTTGATATTTCAGTTACAGAATTTACAACAAGCATAGCCGCTTGAAGCTTAACCATTGTCTTTTGTAAATCTTCACTTTCAATACCAACTAATGCCATGGAACCTTCTACTGCTCCAAATGCATTTGTAACCGTGTTTATACCTTGTAAAGTTGCGTCTAATCTTCTTGTATCACTTGCAAAATTTTTAACGCCAGTTGATATATCTCCAATTTTATCTTGTAATTTACCAGCTTCGCGTGTTAATTTTTTAAACTCTTCCGTGCCTTCATCCATGTTGGCTAATTGAGCCTTCATTTCACGAAGTTGCGCTTTTAAAGATTTTGTTTTTTCAGTTGCTTCAGCTATATTGTCTTTTAAATCTACTTCTAACTCAATTGTTCTTTTTTCTGCCATTGTACTTTCGTTTCTGCTGTTTATAAATCTTTTTTAAATTTCCTGTGTATTCGTGTTTTCCTTTAGCTATGTCGACAATCTCACTTACATTAAAGAAATCGTCGGTTTTTAAAAGTTCTAATATCTGTAATATCATTCTTGAGCTATTATTATTGTTGTATATCCTATTGAGCCATTAGCATACGTATAAGTAACGTCTAATTCTATTACTTGTACCGAGCTTTCTTCAGTAATTAGGTTTAATCCAGTTTCTGTAACTATTGGGTCTGTGTTTTCGGCTGTTATATTGCTTGTAGTGTTAGCATTCGCAGGAATACAAACTTCTACTAACTGATTTTCTGTAATTGTACTTGGAGTAATTGTAACACCAACAGTACTTGAAGTAATCGTTGCACTAACTACGCCGTTTGGAAAAGGTATATTAACGTCTAAACATTGGGCGTTAGGGTCAGGGTTAATTGGGTCTTGAGCAATTAAAGGTCTGAAGTCTAAATATAAACTGAAATTCACCTCACCCGTTGTTAGGTTACTTTTCATTTCGTTTATAATATACCTTTTGTCTCGTATAATAACCCTATCGTTCAATCTAAGCTCGGTTAATAAGCTAATTGGTAGTATCGTCTTAACGTTAATTAAACGTTGCTTTAAATCAAATAAATTACTTAGGTAAGGAAAATAATATGTAGCGTATAATCCGTTGTTTATAGTTTCTAAATGAATTATTGAATTATCAGCACCGAAGTTTAAGCTATATTTCGTGTTTTGGTAACTTAAATCCTGCCCAAATAAAGCATAACTATCAATGTCTAAATGCGTTGTTCCGTTGTAGAATCTTATATCATGCGGTAAAGAATCACTTGCTCCATAAAAATAAAACAAACAAGGCTTCGGGGTGTAAGCTTGATAATTTTCATTTAGCGCATATCCTAATATAGCATAATCAGTTCCATCTGTTGAACGTGCAAATAACAAATTTTCAAATGGGCTTTCTATTACATACTCACTTCCATCGTAATCGAATTTATATTCTAAACTTCCGTATTGTTGATTATAAGTCCTAAAATAGTTTTTGTTTACAAACGATTCGCTTTCTTGATATTTAAAGTTTATTTTCTTAAATAGCTTAACGCGTTCAATGTCTATTGAGTCTAAGTCCGTGTATTCGGTAATATCTACAATAGCTCCTTGACTATACCATAAATCTAAAGGCAAAACTTGATAAACGTTTTCTTCTACGCCTACGCAAGTCATATTGAAATCTAATAAAACACCACGTAAAAAGTCCTCAACTTTCATATCAGGAACAACGTTATTCAAATTCACGTTTCCTGTTAGTGCTGTTTGTACTGTACTTATTTGCGCTATGTTACTTAATCCTTGATTGCTTGTTATTTGATAAATGATATTTAAATCAACATTCATAGGTGCTGTTGCTCTTAACTTAAATGTTAATTTAGTATCTAAGCCAATAGTATTTTGAAAAGATATGTTTCCAAAATTGCCAGTAGTATCTCCAGTTATTGTTTGGTTATAATTACCATCTTGGAAAACATCAATATAAAAAGTCCCTGCCGCCGATAAATTTAAAACCTCAAAATACACTGTATGCGTTTGAGTTGGTATCGGTGCGTATTTTATATTAATATAATCTTCGTAAATATTTACATATTCAAGTGAAGAAGGGTCAGGAATATCAGGGTCTGCAATAACAGTTGCTATAATTTGGTCTATTACAATATCTGATTGTTCACTTACCCATTCATAAGCATTCGTGTTTTTGCCCCATAAAAATAACCTTCTAAATCTTTGGTCATTAAAAAAAGAACTTTGAAATGTTATTCCGTATTTATCCTCAATAGCTTCAAATATCTTACTTACTTTAATTGCAGGAAAAAGTTCATCGTATTGAATAGCGTGTGCGTTTTGTGTTATATCCTGCGTCCCGTGATGATATTCCCATAACCGCGTGTTAGCAATTAACGGATATCGAACATCGTAATCTGTTGCCGTGTCAGTTATTCTATCGTATATTTCAGTTCCGTCAAAAGCAAATTCTAAACTACTAAAATCTAAGTCTTTTAATTTATCCTCTCCGAACTTATCTTTTAATGCAAGTATATCACCATAAAAAGTAATCGTGTAGCTTTCTACTTGTCCGTTTTTTAGGTTAGTTTTTTCCAGTTGTATTTTACCACGTCTAAAAAAAGTAAGGTCTATTTCTATAAATGCTGAACGCCTTATGTTAGGGTCTATTGTTGGGTTTACGTCCGATTGATAAAAATGTTCAAATATCTCGTTGTTATGAGGCGTAGCAGGTACTGTAAAGCTTTGCGAAAAGTCAGTGAATACTTTTGATATATCCGAAATGTTTTGAACGCTTGAAGTAACGTTAATTTGTTCGTCGTTGAATAGTTCTAATTGAACACCCTCTATAAATATTCCTACTACTCGATTCATATTACATTGTTAATTGCATTGTAAGCAAATTCAAACTCCATTTGGTAGTTAATCATTTTCGTGTTTATGCTTTTGAATAACTCCGTGTTTTGCGTGTTTAGTTTTACCGGCAAAGAATTAAGTAAGATTCTTTCACTCAACATTAACTGCTTTACAATTTCTTTGAAGTCCTCACGCACCCAATCAGTATTTACTTTGATTGTCTTTTTGCCGTTTACGTTAAATGACTTTCTTTGTCCTACTAAAGTGTCGTAGTTAGGAAAAGCTCCTTGCATTAAATTATAATCCGTCTTTTCAATGCTTAACGTGTCATTTGAAGCACCAAAAAACCACGTTCTTTGCCAACCTCCATACTTGTTTACAAAGTCGCATACAATCGGGGTGTACTTACAATTTAAATAAGGCTCAAAATAACCAGTATATAAAACAACACCTGATAAAACATAAAATATTTCTAACTTGTTTCCATCTGCATAATAAGATTGATGAACTTTACGAACATCAATTACCGAACTATTGCTTATTGATTGAATTTGAGTAGCTCCAGTTCTTAAATTAGTCCACCTTGCGCTTACTGCTGTTGACGTTGTAGCTACAGTTATAAAGTTACTTCTATAATCCGTGTTTGTGCTTGGGTCTTCGTTAGCGTCATAAGCATAAAAGAAAGTCCCTTCATCATGTAAAATATCGTAGCTTAAAGTTGGGTTATAACCTTGTTCATAATAACCGAACCCATCAAATGCTTTGTAGCTTGTAGTGTCTAATAAAGTGTAAACACCTGTATCTAATTTATAACGTTTTACTTGTACGTTACACCATTGAGCCGTTGGAGTAGTTGTATTGTTATTCCAGTTAGTTTGACGTTCATCAAAATTTAGGTATTCACGAATGTAAGGTGAAATATTATAATACGTGTTTACGTTGTTTGAAGCTGGAATTAATTTGCTAAGTGTGTATTGAGGGTCTGTTGGAGCTGAACCCGTGCCATTCCAAATTCTTAACTCTACCTTTGAACCTTCTTGACCGCTTTCGGCTATTGTTACTATAAAAGGTGAACGTGCAAAAATACTCATTTTATATTTTTTAAGTTTTGATTTAATATTGAATTTAAAAGCGTTTCAGCGTCTAATCCGTATTTATCTATTAAGACATCAGGAAGTTTCTTAAATGCTTTTTCAAATGGCTTAGTAAAGAATAAAGAAGGTTTGATTCCGTATTTAAATATGCTTTTAGCTATTGCAAATTGTAATCCTTTTCTTGACTGAAATTTACCTGCTACATTTCGAGGTGCGATTCCTTTACGAACTATCCACTTATCCAATTTACTTGGAGGCGGCATTTTAGATTTATAGCTGTATTCTGTATTGTATTTTTTAAACTTACCTGAAACACCTTTATCCTGAAAGTTTCCGTAATCCTCCATGTCAAAGTAAATACCTATTGAGTTAGGAAATTCCTTAACTTCACCTTGTATTGATTCGGCTAATTTACCGGACGAGTTTTTATTTTGGCGTTTAAGTTCGGCTTTTGCTTCCTTAACAACCTCATCTCTGAATTTCTCTAAAGCCTTTAGAACTTCACTCATTAGCAAATTGTCATTGAGTTAGGAACTAAAATATCTAAGGTCATTGTCCAACCTGCTAAATAGTTTTCAAACCTTTCAGCAAATGGTTCTACTGTTGCGTTGCCATCAACCATAAAATTATCGCTGAATAAGTCTCCACGTCTTAAACTTTCGTAAAGCCTATTTTGAACTGCAAACATGGTATTTAAAACATCTTGTTCGTTATTGTCTCCGATAAATACGTTCGTGTTTTCGTTCTTTGAAATATCAACTATATCCATACATAAAATAGATACGTTAAAACGAATTACATTATTTTCAATCGTGCTATTATTTACAATTATATGAGCTAAAGGAAAAATAGTTTGTTTAGATAAATCAACTGCAAATATATTGCCTTCAGTAACCGTGTTTATGAACGCGTCGTTATCAAAGTGTCCTTTTAAAGTGTCAAGTAAATTATAATAATTACCCATGTCTCATTTTTCTTTTTAATTCGTTATTCTCTATTTCAGTTCTTTGTCTTTCGTAAGTAAGGTAGGTAAGGCACTTCCGTATTCCCAATTTGGTAACTTCATCAAACTTTGTAACATCTCCTTTAGCGAGTGCATAGATTGAATTATACCATCCCCATTG